ACCCACACGTACGTATTACCCATAGCAAGGGCGACAGGCAGATTGGTGATGTTGGCAGCGGTGCCACCGTCCTTGCTCACGGTGACGTCACCCGCAACAGGCGTCCAATCGTTGCTGCCTGCGAAGTCAACCACACCACGCAGGATGATAGGAACACGGACGTGAGTAGCAGCGACCGTGAGAGTGTTGTACTTCCTCTGGAAAATCATTCTGTTACTCCCGATGCGTTAAGAAAGGCCACGACCAAGGCCACGGCCGAGGGTGCGGCCACGGTCTACCCGAACACTATCCACCCCGCCGCCCTGCATTGAAATCAACAGGGTTGGGTCATCGATTGTGTAGTCGATGATAGACGGGTCGACTACCACATCGAACACGAACACGAATGCACACCTGTACCGGCTGCCAGTACGAAAGCCCACCTTGTCGAATCGGTCATTGGTACCGGTGGTCAGCGTGGCGGTAGTGGGTGTCAGGTTCGTATTTGCTTGGTCCACCCGGATGTACCCTATCTGCGCGGGAGCAACCGGGTCTTGTGAGTGCGCGAAAGCGAATTGGGTAAGCCCCGTCAACGACACGCTGCCCGTAGGGCCAGAAGTCGATGCGTTATCAAAGACCTTCGAGTATCCCGTTGTCCCATCGATGGCGAGGTTTGCGTTGCTGAAAGCCGTAGCGGTCGAAATACGCATGCCACCTGTGGTGGTGAAGGCGGGTGCGCCCTGCCCCATGTCGCGCTTCCAGCCTGTGATTATCGTGTGTGCGTAGCCGCTGCGCATGGGGCCGCTGGTGATTGACATCTCTACGAGCAGCCGGGTTGTGGTTGTCGATGTGAGGTAGCCGTCGGAGTCGTATGCACCTGCAGTTCCCAACGTGCCCGAATAACCGCTCACCACCTCGACGAACTTGGTAGTGCTGCGCGGGATGATGGCGTACAGCAGGTCGCCCGCGTTGGGGTGATTTGAGTTCACCAACAAGGCTTCGTCGTTTGCGCCGAATATGTTTGCCATGTCTGGGCTTCCTAGGTGTGGTCACCGCTGGCTGGTTTGAACAGCCATGCGCGAGGGGTTGTGTAGACACCGCTCGACGGACGCTGCCCTACTATCCAGCACACGCCGAGCTCTTCAATGGTCACCGTCGGCCCCATGGGTGCCGCATTCGTAGGCATCTGGTACACGTTGCCATTGGCATCGAGTAGCTTCTGCCATGTTGCTGATGGGTTGCCTGCCAGATACCACACCACATCGTTTTCGGGGAGTGTGCTGTTGCCCATTGGGAACAGTAACCAGCCGTCGAACGCCGGATCAGGATGCGGTACCACGTGACCCTCACCGCCATTGATACCGCCGCCCAACGTGAACGGCAGGTGCGCGCCATCGATGCGATATACCTGCGGACCGTTGGGGTCGCCATACGGTAGCTTGCTGCCATGCGTGCCCACGGTCCACATGTAGGTCGTTGCAGGCTTGCCGCCATAGCCACTGCCCCCGAAAATGATGACACCGCCCGCGCCGCCGAACGCGCGCTTCTGGTAGACCATCAGACCCATCGAATCAGCGGCGCGGAAGTTGCTCGGGATGTCAGGCATCAAGCCGCCCGGTGCAATGACAACCCAATCCGCACGCGAGCCTGTTCCGGTAGCCACGTCATACTCGTAGATGCGTGGGTTGCCGCTGGCATTGCTGTACCACAGCGTGCCGCGCGAGCCACGTGTCGGAATGAAATCCATTGGCCCCATGCCAGCCGCGTATGGATCATCCGCTGGAGCCAGCATGCTCGGTTCAAAGCAGTTAACCTTCGCGATGTCGTTCGGCTGGTAGATATCGCTGTCAAGATTGAACACGTGGAACGGGCCGGAGTAACCCGGTACGCCCGTGCTGTTCTTGGTCTGAAACTGCTTCTTGTACATACGACGCCCGACCACGTCGATGCAATTGTTTCCGAAGTAGTGCGTCAATGGCAGGCCAGTCGGATCACCCACATCGTACGGTGTGGTGGCCTGAAAACCACGAATCGCATGCCAGCCTTCCTGCTCGTCGATACCGAGCCGGTAGATGGCCAGTGTGTTGAAGTTGTACTCATGGTGCCCACTGCCGGTGCCCTTGGTCATCCACAGCACGCGCCGCTTCACCGGGTCGTAGTTCGCCTTCGATGACCAGTTGATGCAGGTGTGGTACTGCTCTGCGCCGCCCCACGTCTTAAAGCCATCGCACGAGAAGTCCATCTTCCCGCCTTCGAGCGAGTTACCAAACTCGTCCTCAGGCAGCCCACTTGGAAACCAGTGCACCGTCGTGTCTGAAAGGTTGCGCCCCGAGCCCGGTGGTGCAGCACACTCGAATCGCTTGAATCCCCGACTGGTCGGCAGCCCTGCATCGACGGACCAGCCAAGCGAGTCTGTCACCGCTATGCCCATCGCAGTATTGAACACCGGTTGCGGCGCAGTGTTGCGCACCGCTATCGAGGTTGGCTGGCTTAGAACGCTAGTAGGGAAACGATGTGCAGTCATACCCAAGTCTTTGATCGAATAACTTGCACCGGTACTTCGGGCCGATCAGTGAAGGCCACGCACTTCAATGACGGGATGTACTTCGAGCGCCCTGCCAAGTGTGGAAAGCCGCCCGTGCGGTAGAAACCCGCACCGGTCTTCGGCGCAGGGGTGCCGTCTTCTATACGTTCCTTTTCCCACAGCCACGGGTCAAGGGCTTCGCGGCCGACAGCAGGCGGGCGCAAGCGCCAGAAGTCTATGTACGTCTGCACCGGCCCCACGCGCGGACCAGCCGGTGTGGTGAGCGGCCTGTCGATGATGAACAGGCAGTCATCGTAGTCGCAGTACTCAAGCCTATCATTCACCCCGTGCGGCTTGTACATCTCGCCGGTTTCGTGCATCAGCACACCCTCATCGCGCGGCCACGACCCGTCCCAGTAATCCTGCGGAGTCGATATCGAGTATGAAGGCAGCGTCTGATTTGCCACGCCCCATTGAAAGCCTGACACATCCCACACAGTGAAGCGCGGAATACGGCAGTGCATCCACGCCCAATGCGTGCCCGTGGTGTAGTCGCCAGCCTTGATGCCGATGCGGTACCAGATGTTCGCGCCGGTTGCAGCTAATCTATCCGCGGTGGTGTCATACAGCGTATCAGTAGACCACAGGTAGTTTTCACCCGTGTCGGTGTTCCAACTTTGGCAATCAACCCACGGGCCACCAGAGCTATCGTACGATTTCTGCAGTGTGATGATGGCACCGCCACTCGCGATGTTCACACCGATAGACAGCACCCGGTACCGGTCTGCGGGCGTTACCGTCAACACGATGGGCGTAATCCATTCATCGCCTGAGTTCAGAGTGTTGCTCGCCACGGCAGGGCCGACACTGAGCATGGTCACCATCAACTTGCGCGCCTTCATGAAGCAGGCGTGCGGCGCATAGCCACCCGACTGATTGAGTGAAGGGCCAGCGAGTTGTGTCTTAGTGCGCTCAGGAAACTTCAGCGCACACGGTGCACCGCTCACCTTGATGTACCACATCACCTTATTGAAGTCATCCCACTCGAGTCCCGGCATCGAGTACGAAGCATCACCGAGGCCTGCCTTCCACCGCGACCAGAGCTTGGTTTCGAGGTCGAGACACCACACGCTCTGCTCAGCAGCAGGGCAGAGAATGCCGGTCTGCTCGTGCCCTGCCAGCACCAGCGTCCCCTTGGGACCGCCGCCACCACTGGCAGGCACTACATGAATACCGACGTTCGAGTGAATGGGGTACGGGTGCCATACGGTGCACAGGTCCGGGTTCATGTCGGTGCCCGGTATCGGCGTATCGTCCGCGTACTTGATGTACGCGCCAGCCGGGTTCACCCGATCATTGATTTCGTAGTTCGCGTCACCGCTCTTGCGCGTCGAGACGTTTCCGGTTAGCGTTGCGACCGTGCCGTTATCGACAGACTTCCAAGTCGCTGCGTAAATCGGATATACGAAGTTTGACCACACCCCGGTTTCGAGGTCGAAGCGCAGCACGCAGTTCCCGTCCCACGTGTAGTGGCCACCGGCAAACAACATGAACGACCCGTGCGCGCCGAGGTCAGGTGCCCAACAGCCGCCCGCCTGCGAAGTCCACACGCTGGCGAAGCCGCTGGTGCCGTAGAACAGACCGGGGTACGGCGAAGGGCTACCGTCGGCTGCGTACAGGTCAGGGTTGATTGTCGAGCCGAGCTGCACCGTGCCGTTCGACCGTGTCACGTTGTTGAACAGCCCGTCAACACCACCGGCAGGCGGCACCCATGGAGGCAACAAATCGGAGCTGCGAACCGCGATAGTTACCGGCTGGCTTAGAACGCTGGTTGGGAAGCGATGCGCTGCCATCTACTTGTCCAGCGGTTTGTTGCGCGGCCAGATACCGTTCTGCACGTATCGCTTCCAACCGTCCATCCACGTGCTGAGGTTGGTCACGTTGTCATGAATGGTGTTCCACATCTGTTCGGCACCCGGTATATCGAGCTCCGCTGCATACACGTGGCACACCCACGCCTTAGACTCGTAGTCGTAGATGTTCGGATTCCCCGCATCAGTGCACGTTTGGTACATCGCATAGCTGCCGGGTGATTCACCGGGCGGATAGATGTCGAGTGGGTCTTCGTATGGGAAAATCTCCACCATCCATGTACCAGTACGCCCATCATTCGGGTCTGGTGTCCCGTCCTTTGGCGGGTAGTCGGCGTAGAACCACTGCGCGGCTTCGTCATAATTGCTGAAGCAGTCCGGGTCAATCACGTACGCTGTCGAAGCACCGTAGATGCCATCACCTGAGTAAATGATCGGGGGCGTGCCGCCGTCAGTAGCACAACCATGTCTGCCAATAATCTGCGCCATGTTGTGGAAGCGCCAGCCGCCCGTATGAGCTTGGTCGTTCACGAACTTGGTAGGCGCAACGGCCATCCACTCAAGCAACGTGCGCACACCCTGCTGTCGAGTCGAGCTGGTCATAAGCTCACTGGCCCAGATGCGATATATCTCGCCCATCGCAAATCCCCACCACCAGAAGTGCGCTTGGTACCCCTTGCCGCCAGTAGCCGCGTCGGTGTTCTTGTACGGCTCATAGCAGTAGAACAGGTTCACCCCCTCGAAGTTGCCGGTTTGCCGCCAGCCGTCGAGGTACATGACATTGTTGTAGAGCACCGTTTCGGACTCGATGCGCCATGGGTCATCGTTGGGCAGCAGATACACTGCCTGCTGCAATGCCCTCAGTATCCATGCGCGCCCGCGCAACGCGATGTAGTCGTACGGAACCGGTGTGTGGTCATTCGTACAGAGGTATGTTGCCCACTTCTGCAGCAGCTCGATGAAACACGGCGAAGGCTGGCACAAGAAACCGACAAAGCCGTCACCGGGCACGTGGTTCTCTTCACAGCATGGTTCATGCTGCCCTTCGGTATCCCAATCGGGCCAGCGGCTCGGGCTACCTACGCGGCTCTTCGAACCGGTAGTGATCAACGACCAGAGCGGAATACTGCCGTCGAGGTGACGCCAGCTAATCGGATAGCTCAAGCAACCCTTAGTATTCTCAATCGAACTACGCGCCCACGCACTCGTATATCCTGACGAGTAGGTACCGCCATTCTGTATGTAGATCCAATCGTGTTTCGGGAGCTGCTCGATGAGCCCCGCGTTGCTCATGTAGGTGTACTTGTGACGACCAACATCCCACGGCTGGTAGCGGTCCGCAGAGGAGCCCTGTTCGAGCGTGACAGCCGAACCCGGCGCGACGTCGACCATGGTGGGGCGTGCATACGGATTGTTGTAGTAGTAGTACGTGTCCGGATTCAGGACGGTTGAGCGCGCATGCTTGCCCGGTACGCACGTGAGCTGCTGGAGATATTCCTTGTTGTGCGTTACGTCCCATCCAGGGTCCGACGCACCCCAAATCTCAGTCGCTACACCGGCAGGGTCAATCCATGCGGCAAGGTACTGCGCGCGGAAATTGTTGTGCTTCGAGTCGGCGTACATCTTCGTATCGAGCGAAACGTAGGTACGCAGCGGCGAAGCGATAGCGTTGTGCGTGGTGGTGCCGTTGACGACCAACGTACCGCCGGAATACGCTTGATGCGCAGGTATGTTCGACGGGTAGGTAACGCAGTTGAGCACCGCATCGAGCTTGGCGTTTTCCAGCACGCACTCAATGAACACTGCACCGTTAGACCAAGCGTGAATGTCGATGACAGCCTGCATGACTCCCAGGCCCGTGTCGATGATGTAGCGGGCGCACACCACGCGCGACCCTGCCCACCATGTGCGCTTGTAGTGCGGCGAGCTCGTCGTAAAATCGCTGATGGTTTGCGGCCCTGCCCCGATGTCGATGGTGATGCCGCTAGTCATCAACGAATCGATGTACGCAGGTGTCAGCACCGTGCCGTATGTGTCACCCACGGTGTTGAGCAGCAGGGCCATGCCTTTCGTCACACCAGCGGTCAGGTCAGTGGTACCTGCAACCACCAGCACGCGCGAAGAACCATCGGGCCACGTATTGACCGCGACAGAGCGCAGGTTAGGCTCATCAGGGCTTACCAGCCAGCGGCCCGCAGGGACGACACCCTTGTTCGCGAAGACGGTGGCTTGGTACTGCACACCGGTACCTGTCTTCGTGGGGTGCAGGGTCAGCGTCGGCAGCGTATACGGCTCGATGTAGTTGAACCGCACCCCGTTGATGGTAGCTGCCGCAGCACCGGAATCAGTAATCACGCCATCAGGCGCGAGTGTCATTCCAGCAGGCAGCGCAGTACCAGCCGGATCGACTTGAAACACCCCGTCTGCGTTGTACGTTCCAGGCAGCGTGGTCTTGAGGTCGAACGTACCGCTTTCACCAAACGCAAAGGCCAACTCGTTCGGCATTGGCCAGTCGTATCCGTACAGCGATGCAGCAGTGCGGCCCGAACCAACCGAGACACCCGTGCGTATGACCACACCGGGTGGTGCGAGCACCGCTGCACTAGAGCGTCCCGCGCCGACGGATACACCGGCGCGGGACACAGTCACAGTGGTCTGCACAGGGGGAACAAAGTTCCCCATCAACAGGCGCGTACCTAGGCGGACAAACTGTGATGCACGCACAACAGCCCCCTACTCTTCGTAGATCGTCGTGGACGTCGAAAGCTGAGGAGTCACGCTCGGCGAGCTGGTGATAGTGATGGGTGTTACCTTGAACGCGATGCCATCACCCACCGAGGTCAGGTCCACCGTGGCACCGCCCTGCGTTGTAGAGATGGTGATCGCGTCACCTGCAACCGTCTTCACGTAGTACACCACACCTTCGGTCATGCCGGTGGGGAGTGAGCTGCCGTTTGTCGGATAGAAGCAAATGCGCTCATCGACAGCCAGCCCGCTCAGCCCCGGAATGGTGACGGTGTCCGTGGTGGCAGCGGTGAAGGGGCCAAGGCGTGAACCAATCGGACCCGAGTGGAAAATGTCCGTTGCACCGGTCGACGTCTTGCCGGTTGACCAGTGCGTGGCCACGGCACTACCAGCAGTGCACGCACCGAAGCTAACCGTGGCTACCGGCGACACCGAATCGTTCGTCACGGTCCAGCCGCCTGTGGTACGTGCTACAGCGACGCGACCGTACCCGGTATAGGCGATCTCGTTGCTGTCTTGCGTGGCGGTATCGGCAGGGTCAGCCGAATGCAGTGCCACGTACACCGAAGTGATGGGTGTGGCGGCAGCGTTGTCTGCGATGTTGGCAATCGCAGTAGCGTTGTAGAGCAACTTCAGGAAGTTGTTTGCGGTGGTACGGCTCTTTGACATTTCAGTTGTGCTCCTAATGCTTTCGTGTGTGGGTTACGCAGCGATGACGGTTGCGGTGGTGTTGGAGTTTGCAACTACCGCGCCGAGCACGTTAGTCGCAGTGACACGACAACGGATGGTGGACCCGACCTGCCCCGCAGCCAGCACAAGGGTGAGACCGGTAGCGGCAGCGATGTCGACGAAGCCGGTGCCTGGATTCGCCTGCCATTGCCGCGCATATGTCAGGTCCGAACCGGTCCACGTGCCGTTCGTGGTGGTGAGCGTCTCGCCTGCCTGTGCAGTACCAGTGATGGCAGGCGCAACCGTATTGACGGCAGGCGTGGCCGCGATTACTTCCGCCGTCACGTTCGAGGCTTGGTACACCGCACCCGCCCCGTTGATGTTGCGCACCATGCAGCGAATCGTCGCTCCAACGTCAGCGGCAGTGGGCACGTAGGTTGTGCCTACCGCGTTGAGGAAGTTGTACCCCTCGCCATGGTCCGCTTCCCAGCGACGCGTGATAACCCCGTTTGACCCCGTCCATGTGCCGTTAGTGGTAGTGAGTGTTGAGCCCTGCTGCGCGGTGCCGGTAATGGCTGGCGCAACGGTGTTCGCCATCGCGGTCGGGGCAACGGCTTCCCCGGCTGCGATGAGGAATCGCGACTCTTCGGTGTTCAGATTGATTGACGCACCCGGTGCAGCCCCACTCAACTTCGTGAAGGTCGCACGTGCGGTGCATGGGAAACGTACTCCGGGCATTAGTGGCTCCTGTTTGTGAAACGAGCGCCAGTGGCTCGTGAACCACTGGCGCTCGTTGTCATTGCTGCGGTCCCGGTTGTGGGCTTACCAGTTCACATCGGAGACGTACTGAACCGCGACGGTGTGCCGGGTACGCCAGTCGACTTCCATCGTCAGGCGCAGGGCACTCGAATCCGTCTGGAACAGCGAACGGCCACCAGAGCTCGGCACGAGAATGTCGGCGTTGGGTGCATCGTCCATGTGCAGCGTGGCTTCGCTCGACAGCGCGATTGACGGGGCCGCGCCCACGCCTTTCACCAGCAGCGACGCATCGACCAGCGCAACCGTGCGGATATTGGTGCTGCCGCCGTTGTTGACGCCGAAGTCGAAGACCGAGCTTTCCAGCACCGGGTAGCCGTTGAGCGTGCCACCGACCAGCTCGTCCCGGAAGTAGAAGGCACCCGTGGCTGAGCGGAGCTGCATCAGCGCGAGCTTCTTCGTCGGGTGCATGACCCACACCGGCTGCGTGATGGGCACGTTGGCCGCATACATGGCGGAGGCCATGGCGCTCAGGTCGGCGATGGCGTCGTCCGCAGCGTTGCTGGTGTTGCTGGCCGTGATGGCAGCCACAGCGTTGTCGGTATGGAACAGACCCGACGGCGCACCGTTGGCCGCTGCCACGTTGCTCAGGAACTTGCGGTCGAGCACGGTGGCGGTGTCGCGCAGCATGGCATCGCGCAGGATGACCTCGAGCGACGGGGTCGAGCGTGCCAGCACTTCGCGCGTCGCCACGGTGATAACGCCCATCTTCTTCGGGGTCATCGTGATGCTCGTGAACGCGCCGGTCTTCACCGGGATTGCGCCACCCTCGGCGACGAAACCACCCGGTACGCCAGTGGTCATCTTCGGGATGCGAACGAGGTCGGTGCCTGCAAAGCTCACCGAGCTACCGGCCGGGAAGCGCGAGTACACGCTCATCGGGCGGAGCAGGTCGATGAAGTCCTGCACCTCTTCGTTGACCAGCTCGCCTGCCCATGCCGCAACCCCGGTCGTAGCACCCGTGGTACCAGCACGCAGCACTGCGCCCATTTCCTTGTCGCCAAGGTGGCGCTCGGCGTAGTCGGCCGCGACCATCGCGTTGCCGCCCGCCAGATACAGCAGGTGCGCTTGACGCGCGAACCATGCGCCCTTTACCTTCTGGCGCTTGGTGTCCCGCTTGATGAGGATGCCACCGCTGCTGCTGCCCGTGATGTCGTCCTCGTCGCGAGGCTCGACCTTCTTGGCTTGCGAGCCGAGCAGGGCTTCGGTCTCTTCGAGCTTGGCCAGCCGCGCGTCGAGATCAGCGACAGACTTCTTGACCTCGTCGAAAGCGGTGGTCTCTTCTTCGTTCAGTGCGCGGTCTTCGTCCTCAGCGGCCTTGACCACGCCTTCCATCTTGGTGAGAAGCTCGGCGCGCTTGGCGCGTGCGGCTTCGATCTGCTTCGCAAACATTGGGTTTCCCTCGTGAGTATGTGTAGTTCATTGAGCTCTGCTTGCGCGCAGTGATTCCAGCGTGAGACGTGCCCGCTGTGCAGAAAACCCCTTGTTCGCAGGGAGCACCAGCGCACGGTCACGGTAGGAAAGGTTCAGAGACTTGGCGATTGCCAGTGCCTCTTGATTTGCAGGTACCGCTACGAGGCTGATCTCGAACAGCTCTTGTTCGATGAACTCGTAGCCCATGAAGCGACCGTCCTCGATCACCTCTTTGTGCTTGGAAGGCAGGAAGCCTACCGATACAGCCTTTAGAATCTTCTGCTGCACCAGTGCCCGCACGTAGTCCACTACGGGGGCGGTGCCAGCGGCAGCCAGCCGCAGCTCAGTCAGGAGCTGCTTGCCTTCTTTCCAGATTTTCGTGGCCGTCCCGACGATCGCTTCGTGGTTGTGCCCGAAGAGCGCGATGGGGTTGCGCTTGTAGTTGTCGAGCTGCCAGCCGTCGGCTCGGACGATGTCACCGTACCGGTCGCGTGCTTCGGTGCTTGCAATAAAACGCAGCGACTCGTCGGGCGATGGGTTGCTGTCGAGGGAGAGGGAGGCTTCTTTAAAAACGGGTTGCGATAGATCACGGCGCACCGGGTGCATTAAACGACTCCGATCATGTCAGCGACATCGGTCTTGTCTTTCAGTTCAAACCCGCCGATGGCCATCACCGCCGCTACTGCGGGGTCGATGCGACCGTAGCTTTTAGCTTTCGTTAGTTTTCTATTCCCCGCGGCGTCCCGCTCTACAACGCAGTTTGCCATCGCGTAGCGTAACAAAGGGTTCCCGTTGTGAGCAAGCCTTTCTGCAACGAGTAATTCCTCGAAGGCTTCAATCGCTGGACTCATGTCCTTGAAACCCTGCCCGAAGGGAATGTACATGTCGTCGTCGATGACCAGCCCTGCGTCCTGTATGTAACGCTTGAACACGTCCATTCGCCAGCGGTCGAACACCAGTGCCCGCATGTCGAACACGTCCCACAGCTCTTGTAGTTTCTTCACCGCATAACTATAGTCGATGGTGACCCCCGGTGTGGCGATTATGTGCCCGTCGCGCACCCAATCGACGTAGCGAGCGCGGTCAATCTTTTCGGCGTGCTCGATGTTGTCCTTCGGCAGAAAGGCATAGGTGAGCAGCTCGTACTCGTTGGTCTCGGCGATGAACACCGCGACCACCATGGCGGTCAAGTCGCGCTTCGCGCTCAAGTCGAGCGCCACCACTGCGGGCCTGCCGCGCAGGTTGTCTATGCCGTGTGTCTTCGCACCCAACTCCCACACCGACGGCGTGATGAACCCTGCCCGCGTGTGCACCCGTTGATTCAGGTACAGGTTGCGGAACGTGAGCTCAAGCGATGGAATGCGCTTTGCCTTGCTGGCCATCTGTCGCATCTCGTCGAGGCTGCGAAAGTCACCGAGCGCGGGGTTGGCTAACTTCCACACCTTCTCGTCCCATATCGAGGTGCCCTGCCGCATCAGCTCGTCGTCGGCGGGCGTGCTGTACTCGATGAGCACCACCGTCGGGTCCTTGACGCGACCAGCCTGTATGTCGCGCCCGTAGTCGATGAGCTCCGACAGCACTGCTAGGTCATCGGCGGCCTGCGTGGAAATAACGTACAGCAGCGACTCCACCTGTGCGCCCATCGACGTGCTCAATACGTCGAACAGGGTGCGGTCGGTGTGAAACTGCCCGAGCTCATCAAACACCACAAACGTCGGATTGAAACCGTGCTTCGACCGCGCCTCCGCGCTCAATGCCTTGTATCGGCTGTTATTCACAGCGCAGGTCAGCACCTTGCTACTGTCAGTTGGCCTGCACAACCGGCTCAGCTCATCGTCTTGCATCACCATCGATTCTGCAGCCCGGTACAGCAGCGCGGCCTGCTCGCGCTCGTAGGCAGCGGAGTAGAGCTGTGCGTTCCATGACGCTTCTGGCCCCACGAGGTGACCGAGTAGAAGTCCCGCCGTTTTGCTGGTCTTGCCGTTCTTGCGGCCTATGGTGTCGACTGCCTGCCGCACCGTGCGTATCATGCGAGTCGTACCATCGCTGAAGGTGTGCAGGTGCTCGGGGTCGTACACCCGCTTGATGTCGTTTATCTGCCAGTCGCGCAGTACCAGTAGCTTTCCCGCGTCGGGGCCGTCGGGCACCTTCAGGGTCTGCATGAACTCGATCATGATGTCGCCGCGCGTCTTGGCCCGTTGCGGTATGTCGGGCCGCAGCGTGCGCGGCCTGCGCGTGGCTGGTTTGGGCTTGGGCTTGGTGGTCTCAGTCATCGCTGTCGTCACCGTCTTCTGCGGCTACCTGTGCGGCCACTCGTGCCCCGCCGAACAGCAGGTGAGTGCGGCTCGGTGCCTGCTTGCGGCTTGGCTTTTCGGTGTTGCGTTTGTTCTTGCGGTCGGGGTCATTGGCTACGATGGTGGCCTGCCTGCTGCCCGGTGCAAGGCGCAGGCGCGCGTTGATTTGTGCCATGAGCGCCACCATCTTCATGTAGCCCGACCAGTACGGATTTATGCGCTCGCCGTACTCGGTATCGATAGTGAGACCTTCCGTGTGCATCCGCTCGGTGAATACGTCACAACGTGCCAGCAACCGGCAGTAATTGGCCAGCATCGGCGCATCAGTGACCGCGAAATGCCCTTCTGGCGCTTCGTCGACCATGTATCGCCAATAGTCGTACGCCTTGCCCTTCAATTCGGCCAGTGCGGGCGGTTCACTGCCCGGTGTGAGCACGTTGTAGCCCTGCTTCTCTTGCGGCTGTGCAGCAGCCAAGGCGGCTTCGCGTTGCTGGCGTGCCTGCCCTAGCCCGTTTTTCTTGCGTCGTACGTTGGGCATTTAGTCATACCCCCTGAGTGATTCGTGCGTGTAGGTCATACCCCCCTCAATTGTCATGGCCCCGATTTGCGAGCGGTGCAGTTTTCAATCTACGGACTC